CCGGAAGCCATTGCCCTTCAGAAATGGAGGACAAAATGAAGGTTATTAAAAAGAGACTGGATGATCTTAAACATCCAGAGAAAAATGTCAGAATTCATTCTGAACAGCAGATCAGGGAACTGAAACGCTCCCTTGAGAAGTTTGGACAGACCAGAGCCCTTGTTGTGGATGAAAATAATGTGATTCTGATCGGGAACGGCTTATATGAGGCTATGGTGAGCCTTGGTTATCAGGAGGCATCCGTATATGTAAAAACGGAACTTTCTGAAAATGATAAAAAGAAGCTTATGATAGCCGACAATAAGACTTATGCTCTTGGAATTGATAATCTGGATACACTGAATGAGTTTCTTGAGGAATTGCAGGGCGATCTGGACATTCCGGGATACGATGAAGAAATATTACAGCAGATGGTCGCGGATGCAGACGAAGTAACTGAGAAAATCTCTGAATATGGAACATTGGACGAATCAGAGATCCAGAAGATAAAGGAAGCCAATGAGAAACGGGAGCAGAAAGCGGCAGCAACGGAAATATCTGACAATAATTCAGAGAACAGTTCGGAAAATCCGTACACTTCAGACAACCAATCGTCGGAAAGGCAGAATACCACTGAAACAGAACCGGAAATAACAGAAACCCGGAAGTTTGTTATCTGCCCGAACTGCGGTGAAAAGATATGGCTGTAAAACGTTGTGAAGCTTATGCGTGGCGCAGCTGATGGTCAATCTGGCCAATCGAGGTGAGATTGACATGAAACAACTTACAGTGCAGTTTATAGATGAAGAAGCAATCTTTCCTTGCATGGAGGATATGACAAAGAAGTGGCGGCGCATCTTTATGATGATGGGAGCAAAGTTTGAATGGTATTGCGTAGAAGTAAAACATTTTAACTGCTTCAATGAACTGTCAAATGATGAAACATTTATCTGCTGGGATTCCGCAAAACAAGACGTATGGGTAAGACAGCCGCCTTCCTTTGCGATAAGGAACCATAAACTGTTACGTCCAAGGATTGATGCTTATCAGGATTTCCTGCCAAGGACAACCGTATCAGGAATTACAATGGTCGGTATCCGTACAGCGGAATCTGTACAGAGGCTTCAGAATATTGCGTCTATGACAAAAGCAGGAAACAAAATGACTGCAAAGAAGCAGGTATTTCCCATTTATGATTGGACGGACAATGATGTCTGGCTCTTCCTTCTGAGAAATCATGTAGATATCCCGGAGATATATTTGTTCCTCTGGCAGTCAGGATCCAGTAAAAGGCAGATGCGAGTATCCCAGTTCTTTTCTGTTGATACAGCAAGAAGCCTTGTGAAGATGAATGAGTATTATCCAGATCTTATGGAACGGATCATCAGAAGAGAACCGAACGCTTATCTGGCTGCCCTGTATTGGGACAGCGAGATGTTCGGCAGAAGTTCCAGAAAAAGGAAAGAGGCGGAAGAGGGACAGGAGCAGAGAGATTATCGGCAGGAGCTGATACATCTTTTTAATCACATGGACGTTTTTTTCGACACTCCGCATAAAAGGCATGTGGCAGAACGATACCGTAATTTCTTTATGGCGGTATCAGCAATAGCTACATCGGCCGATTGTAAGCACATATACGAAGGACTGATATCCGGAGATCCCAAAATGAGGGCATTCCGGGCACTGTACCAGAGAGTATATGGACGTTATATCAACGATGCGAAGAAAGGAGAACACCATGGACAATAAGCTGTCAGCACCATCTAGGACCATGCATTGGGTAGATAGGAATAAGATCAAACCAAATGATTACAACCCGAACAAAGTTTCGAGACAAAATCTGGAACTGCTCACACAGTCTATCTTTACAAACGGATGGACGCTGCCAATTGTGGTAAGACCAGACGGTACTATTATTGATGGATTCCACAGATGGACGGTTGCAGGACCTGACTGGAAGTACGTTCCTCCTTCGGAAGAAGATGATCGCAGGACATTATACGAACGTCTTGAGGGAAAAGTGCTTGTAGTGATTGTTGATCATAAAGATAAAGCGAAAAATATTTACGGTACCGTTACCCATAAT